TCGCCTCGTACTCCACCGACTCGGCGAGGTAGTCGAGGGATTGGATCAGCTCGCCGAGGCGGCCGCAGTTGTAGAGGCCCTTGCGCAACTCCGAGGTCGTCATCGCCTTTTCGCTCGCCGCGGGCGGCCCATCCTTGTCGATCTTCGCTTTCCAGGCGGAAACGATCTTCGACTTGATGGCCTTGGCATCCTCCGCGCTGTACTTGCTCGCGTTCTTCGCCTTGTTGATGTAGTTCCAGGCGGCGCGGATGTGGGCCTCGGTGTCGATCGGGTACTTCTTGTTCTTCTCGTCGGCGAATTTCACGTTGCCGTACTTGGCCTTTCCCTCCTTGGGACTCGTGTCCTCGCGGGCGGCGACCTTGCGCAGTTCGGCGCGCGCGGCCTTGGAGAATTCGGAAGTCTGTTCCTGCGTCATGGCCGAGGTATCGGCATGGCCAGCGGCCTTCGCAAGCTCGAGCGCGCGCGCCGTGACGCTTTCGTCGGTGATCCCGGCGACCTCGTCCCGCAGCGCGAGGCTCGCATCCTCGATGTGCGTCTTCCAGGCGTCGGCGCCCTCTTCGCCTGCGGCCTTGGCGAGATCGCGCGCGCGCCGCGCGACTGTCTTGGGGTCGGGGGCGTCCGGGTCCAGGGCTTGGATCAGCGCCTTGGTGACGTCGCCGATCGTCATCTTGCGGGCTGACAGGAACGCCGAGAAGGCCACCAGCTCCTCGGGAGATCCAACTGTGACATCGATCACCGGACCGGCTTCAGCTTCGGCCTTGTCGGCGGCCTGCCCGTCCTCGTAGCGTTTGCGCAGCGTCGCGTCGGATTCGGCGGCCAGGGCCTCGATCTTCTCGCCCTTGGCGACGAGGTAAGCGATGGCATCCTTGCGCTCGTAACCGGACTCGGAGGCCGCGCCAGGGGTGGTTCCGGTGTCGCCCGCATCGACAGGTGCCTTGAATTCGCGCTTCTCGACCGCGCCATCGGCCTTCACCACTTCGAAGAAGGTTGAAGTCGGCACGCACGGCCGGTCGACGAGACTGATCTCGGCCGGGTCGGCGGTGTAGCGGACCTTCTTCAGATCCAGGTCCTCCCACTTCTTCACGTAGGAGCCACCGATGGAGAACCCGGTATAGGTTCCGGTCAGCACTTTCTCCCATTCGCTGTCGTCCGTGACGTGGGCACAGACATCGATCGCGCGCTCGTCGTCGTGGAAGAGAAGGCCGTCCTTGGGCACGAGGATCCCGGCCGCGACATCCTTGTGCATGGCGCGCACGTTGCCCATCGATTTCCCCATGCTCGCTTCGGACTGGCTCGTCGACCACGCCTCGAAGAAGGGCTTCGAGGTGTCGTAGTCGAACACCTCGCCGACGCGGTCGGGGACCTCCTGAATCGCCCGGCCAAAGACGAGGCGCTTGGACTCGTCGACCTTGCTGATTGGCACGAAGACTGCGGCCCGCTCGGCACCCTGCGTCGCATTCGCGTTCATCGTCTGATCTCCTTCTTCGTTGTCCGGTGCCGCGTCGGATCGTTCGTCGGCGGCGCTTTTACGCTCTTTTCAGTGCGTTGTGAAGCACGATGTTTCCTTCTCCGCTATCCAGGAGGCGGCTGCGGAACCGGCCACGTACTGTGGTCCCAGCCTGCGAAGTGGTGAGCCCAGACAAGCGGAGGCGTCGGGAAGGTCACTTCGGAGTAGACGCCGCCTTCCAGTTTCGCGACGTAGATCGCATTCGCGGGTGGCGCGGCCGTTGTGAGGAAATCCACGACAACACCGCGCGTCGGCTCGACCCATGTGATCCCCTGCGCGGGGACTTGGTTGATGCCTGGCCAGGTCTCGGGCGTGATCGCCGAGACCGGCACGATGACGCGATAGATTGTTGGCTGCGACTGGGCGAACGCGAAGATTGACGCGAAAAGGAAAAGAATCGTGGCGAAGATTTTTCTCATCGTGCGCCTCCGTTCGCTTGCAGGTAGAAGCGATCGTCGTTCGCTGCCAGCCTGCGGTAGCTATCCAGCCACGCGACGCGACCAGGCATAAAAGCGTTGTCGAAAGCGATTGCTTGTACCTGTGTGGGGGATAGCGGGCTGGTCCACATCCTGATTCTTCTGACTGTCCCGACGAGGGCACTGAGGCCACCGGGATTTATCCCTACCGTCATCGTCGTTCCTACGTCCAGCGGCCCGTGTGATTCCCCGTTGGTATTCGGGTAATAGACGCCATTGAGGGAAAAGTAACAGCCGGAACTTCCGGGACCGATGGAAGTCGTGGAAAAAGAGGAAACCGTTCCATCGTTCGGAATTACCATGCTACCCGTGTTTGAACATCCGTAGAATTCAATGGCGTCCGACGTGTTGACGAGCACAGGAGTTATGTTGCTTCCACTCACCATGATGAAAAGCGGGCCGCCATTGGCCGTCAGTGAAGGCTGCGTCGTTACCACAGTGAATTTCCCTCCATCGAAGCGCTCTACGCCAGCAATCCAAGATACTGAGGCCTCTGCGTAATAACTGCCCACCGAAGGAACATTTCCAGCAGCCGGGTACTGGAGCAAGTCCATGTTCCTCGTCACCGCAACCGTCGTCGTCGCAATCGGAGAAGTCAGATAGGTCCCAGCCTCGTTCTGCACGTAATCGACCGCGATCTTGTCGCCACTCGCGACGATTCGAAATCCGACCGACGGGTTGGTCACGGTCTGCGCTGGGGTTGAGACGCGCGTGTAGGTAGAACTGTTGAGCAGGCTCGCGACATTTGTCCAGGTCGAGCCGCCGTCCTCGGTGAGATCAATTTCGCCAGTACAGGTCACGCACTTCACGAACGCGGATAGCCGCCTGGCTGCCGAACCCTCCGTGATCGATTGAAGAACGGTGGCATTCGCTCCGGTGGCCGTGATGAGCGAAGCGGAGCTTGCGGCACCGTCGATGCCGACCTGGTTCTTCGCCACGGTCGCATCCGTCGGCGTCCAGGCGACGTTCGTGAGATCTCGGTTCCAGAGCACCTCGTTCGTGCGCTGGCCTTCGACCAAGTAGCCGAACGGCCCCTTCGCATCTGCATATGACGAATTCGCGTTCGTGATCAGTGCGCCCGTGGCTTCGGTGACGACGTTGCTGGAGACGGTGTTGCCGTTAAGCGTCTTGAAGTATTTGATGCCGTCCACTCCGGCACCGTGCCACGGACTGGCAAGTACATTGCGACTGACGTATTCCCCAGGGGCTTGATTGGATTGTCCGGTGATGTTTTCTACCTGCGGGTGCCAGACAAGGATGTCGCCCGTCTGGTCGCCATTTGCCCCCCACGCCCCCCACCCGAAGCCCAAGGTATACGTGGGCGGAACTGCAAACGCGCTTGTTGCGTACCTTCTCCACGTTCCGTTTATGGTGATCGTCTGGACATTGGCGTAAGCCGTCGTGTACTGCACAGCCACTACGACGGAACCACCACTGGTGCTTTTCGCCCAGAACGAATGAATTGCAGTCCCACTATATTCTGGGAACGGGTCGCCCGCCACAGTTGCGCGAGAGTAGTCCGAGGCCGTAGTGCCGGCGCCGCGGTTCCACTGAACACGGACGGCTGTTTGGGTGCCATCTGGTGCAGCCGCATACGCAGGGGTCTTTACGGCGATACTTCCGGTTCCGCCGTTGTCTACACCCCATGAGGCGTCGGCCGGTGTTTCCGGATGGGTGATGTCGTTGTGTACTCGCCTCGCCCCCCGGAATCTCGCCTCACCCGAGAGCGCAGTGCGGACGATGCCTTCCCAGTCGGTGACTGGGGCGGTAGTGGCGCGGGTGAAGGTGGGAGTAGCGGAGCCGCGCGCGTACTCCGGGACGATCGAGTTCTGGAGGTCGAGGGAGAATCCGAGCAGCGGCAGGCAAGAGCGGGCGAAATATGTGCCGCCCGAGAACCAGACGTTGGCGGGCGTGCAACCGTTGGGTGTCGTGTAGGAGGACTGTGCGAGCCATTCCGCAGGCGGCGCGCGTGCTTGCTCAAACGCCGCTGCGTCGAAGGCGCGCGCGTCCTCGTCGGACGTCGACCAAGGCGCATCGGTGCCGAAATTGGCACCATCGACCGCAGGCCGCGCGTCGGCCACGAACGCGAGTAGCGCGAGTAGCGCGAGGACGAGGAGCCGGAGGAACGCGCGCATCGTTACAACCTCAGCTATAGAAGCTCATCGTGATGACGCAGGCCGTGGGCGAGATCACGGAGATCGAGATCACGCCAGTCGTGATGCGCCACGCGGCCGGGTTCAGCTCTGACGAGGACCCATTCGTGGTGTCCGCGCCCGGCACCGTCGCCGCCGCATTCGCCTTCGCGTAGAACGTGCAGTTCGCGGAGAAGAGCACCCAAGTGCTGCCCGCCGGGACGACCTGCGACTCCGCGACCGATGCAGCGAGCACTCGGGCATCGACGTAGGACGGGACCGGCCGGATGAGCGAGGAGAACTGCGAGTTCGTGCCGGGGAAGATGGTGAGCGGGTCGGGCGCCGTCTGCGCATCTCCGGCTCGCATGAGCCCGATGAGCACGCACAGCACCGAGAGCGCAAGGTAGGCGGCGAATGGATTCAGTCGTTTCAGCATTTCAATCTCCTCAGGCCATCGTGCGCCAGTTGATCGTGACGGTTCCGGTGAGCTTTGCAGCAGCATCGCCGCCGAGTGTCCAGGTGGCCGCAGCGTTCAGGTAGAGGGTATGCGCGTCGCCGGCTGCGATGATGAGCGGGACATTGCCTGTAGGGAGCGCTGTGGCCACGCTCGCCGTGCCGGTGCAATTCGCGGCGGTCTGCCCGGTGACGATGTTCTCGAACGTGCCGGTGCCATCGAGCACGGATACGCCACCCGTGGCGACGACGGTTCCGATTCCGACGTCCGGGGTGTCGGCGTTGATGTGACCCTCGGACTGCGTGATGCCTACCGACATGTAGGCCGACTCGACGATCTGCGAGCCCGCCGGGAACGTGTAGAGGAGCGTTCCGACCCCTTGCGCTGCGTTGCCAGTGATCGCCGGAAGGACAGTGGTTGCCGCAATCGTGAGGACCGTCTGGTGCGTGCGGCCGTCGCCATACTCCGCGGCCGTGATTCCGGCGCCGCCAACGGTTCCGGCACCAGCGCTTGATTTCACGCTCGTCACGGAAACTGCAGTGGCCGGCTGAAGCGCCGTGTCCGCTTTCGCACCCTGCGCCGAGGTCGCGTAGGCCGTGGTTGCAGTGGTAGCTGCGGTCCCGAGGCCGAGGCTGGAGCGCGCCGTCGCTGCGCTTGCAAGGTCCGAGAGATTGTTCGCCGCGAGGAGTGCGCGCGTATCGAGTTCGGCCGCCGCAGGATCGAGGAGCTGCCAGCCGTTCGCCTCCAGGATCGCGGCGTCGAAATCGGGGACGCCATCCATCGGCACGCCCGCGGTCCCGGCATAGGTGCGGCCGTTCACCACCATCGTAAGGCGATCCGGGTTCGGTAGCAGTCGTTTGCTCATCGCGGCTTCTCCTTCGGTCACGAAGGCGCGCCGACTTCCGCCGGCACGGCCTCCTGGTTCTCCAGGCGCTCAAGGCCCCGGACGTAGAGCGAAATGGCGTGTTCGGCGAGCATGTCTCCCGCTCGTTCCGGTGGCTCCTGCAGGCGCTCGGGCTCAACCGGATGCCGATACAGGCCGGCGAAGAACGGAACGCGCGTCACCGGGTCATCGAGGTTGCGATACGAGCGCAGCACCGCCTGCGAATCGCGCAGTGTGCAGGCGAGCTTCTCGAACCCCGGGCGCGGAGACCCGAACACGCAGACCTTCGCAACCCGCAGACCTGCGGTAATCAACATCGCTGCTGCGATCCAGGCTCGCGCGGCGCCCAGGCTGTGTCCGGTCAGAACGATCGGGCGCGAGCTGGAAAGGTACAGACCGAGTTCGGCCGCGACCTCGTTCATGCCTTCAAGGAATCCGCGGTGGCAGAATCCGAGTGTGGGATGTCGCACCGGCAGCCCGCGGAAATCGCGCTTCCAATCGATCACCGCACGCGAACCGCGGAAGGCGAGGACCTGCGCGCCGGAGAGTTCGCAGGCCGCAACCCAGACCTCGGCACCGTACCACCAGCGTTGCCATGTCGAGCCGTCGCCTGCGGCATACGTCGCAGCACAGAGGCGCGCGAGGGCGAGGTCGGATGGAAGAGTCATCGCGTCATTCGCCTTCGGTGAGCACTGGCAAAATGTCACACCTGCAACGCGGGTGCTTGGGGGGCCCGTCACCGGCACCATCCGGGAAATCTTCGTCCAGCCCGACGACGACGCCGTTCAATGGCTCGCACTCCTCGCAGGCATCCGAGGCGATCAGCCATTCCTTGCCTTCGACCTGGCCGGATTCTTTCCAGCCTTCGAGGTTGCCGGAGACGTGCGCGAACGCAAGCTCCGTGCGGGCGATCGTCATCGAGCGTTCGGGCGAGAACGCCGTGCTCCCCTCGATCGCATCGGCCAGGCTCTTGGGCGACGCACCGGTTTCCACCGCTTCGGAGACCAGGTTTTGCAGGTAGTCGCGCGTCGTCTCGGCGATCCCGGTGACGAGTTCGGCACCGCGTTTCTCGGCAAACGCGAGGGCGGCCTGATCGAGATGGCTCGTCATCGCCTCGCTCGTATCGATGCCGACTTTCGCGAGGCCGGTACGGCCACCCTGCGAGAACATGGCTGTGATCTCGGCGGAGAACGCTTCCACCGCGTCGACGGCGACCTGCTTTTCCTCCTCGTCGACGGATTGCATGAGCGCAGCGATTAAGTCGTCGGTCGCTCCCTTGCGGGCACCCTTTCTCGCGTAGGCGGCCGAGAGCGTCTTCGCGATCGATTTCGCGCCGCGCCGGAAGACTGCGTTAATAGCGGCAGCCACGGACTTCTCCACGCGCGCGACTGCGATCTCGACCGCCGTGCGCTTCGTGCTCGCACGTCGGGCCTTCCCGAGCGACTCCCCCAGGCGCTTCTCCGCACCTCCGGGCGGTTGTGCAGCGGCACCGGATGCGGGCTGCGCGGTTTCCTCGCCGGGCTTCGCCGGATTGGGCAGCGCCGGCGGAGGCGGCGGTGCTGGCCAGGCGCTCGCCCTCTGATCCTCGGTCAACGCGGGCTTCCCGAGATCGGTGCGCACTTCGTCGGGGGTGACGACCTTCTGCTGGACGTAGATTTGCGCGGCCTGCGCGGCTTTCAGCGGGTCCATCTCCTTCGCGAATTTCCAGGCGAACTTGACGCCACGCATGCCGAGGTATTGCCGCAGCAGTGCGTTCAACTGCGCAGCCACCCAGCGCAGTCGCGGGACCTGGCCCTCCTCCTTCGCGGTTTCGGCGATCTGCTCGCCGGCGGCGCGGTTCATCTGCTTGATGAGGGCGTTCGGGGAGATCGACAGCGCCCAGCAGATGATGCGGGCGAGCCACTCGTCGTACTCGTCCTTCAAGCCGTTTTGCTTCGTGTAGCTGACTGTGGAGGCCTGGGGGATGAAGCGGACCTTGCGGCGCTCGCCGGTCTGCCCGGATAGGATGGTGTCGAACCAGCCCTGGAAATCCTTGATCTGTTGTGAGCTCCAGGTGTCCGGCACGCTGATCAGCGCATCCGGGACCGAGCCCTCGGTGTAGAACTCGAGCTGGTGTTGTTGCCGACGGAGGGCAATGTTCACCGTCATGATCACCTGCTCGATCGGCCCCCAGCCGTAGAGCTTCCAGGTCCGCGGCCGGCGCACGAGATAGGCGAGATCATCGCGCGTGTAGAACACCGCCGGGATGCCTTTGATCACCTGGCGGTAGGCCGGATCGGGCGGGATCGGCGTCCTCCCGTACTCGTCGATGATGCGGGCGATGGTGCCAGCGTCCATCAGGTCCAGGGCATAGAGTTCGCCCTTCTTGTCCATGCGCGGGTACACCGCGACCGCGTCGAGGATGAGGTTGTCGTCGAGGAACTTCCCGAGCCAGGTGTCGAAGTCCAGTTCCTTGTCGGGGCGCTCAAGGAAGCTCGAGATTCGGCTGATCTCCTCCTGAAATGCAGCCGGATCGGCCTTGTCGTCCTCGGGCACGATCTCCCAGCCGAACGAGGCGACTTGGTCCTTACATGTTTCGATAGCGAGCGCCAAGAGGTCGTAGTTCGTCGCGAAGGCGCGTAACGTGGGGAAATCGATCGCCTCCGGGGCCCGCGGCGGGATCTGCAGGTTCTGCCCGGCCATGTAGTCGACCAGCCGCCCGATGACACCCTGCTCGGGGCGATCGGCCATCGGCGCGATCGGCTGCCAGGGACCGAAGAAGTTCTGCGGGCCGACCCCGGTGACGAGGTAGCGCGCTGCGGTACGCAGGCGGTTGAAGATGCCGGAGTCGGCCTGTGGGCCTGTCATCGAGGAGCCGCCCGGGCGCGACAGGCCGGCGGCAACAGCGGCGACCACCGCCGGGTCGATCGCGACACCGCGGGCGCCGGCGACCTTGGCGACCTGCTCACCGAAGGCGAGGAACTGCTCGAGGGGCTCGCGGCCGCTCATTGCGCGACCTCCATCAGCGCCGCAGCGCCACCATTCAGGCCCGTGGGCGCTGCATGATCCTTGCCGTTGCCCGAACCATTGCCGCGGCCGGCGGCGCGCTCCTGGGCGGCTTTGAGGGCTTCGGACTGCTCGCGGATGAAGTCGCGAAGGCCCTGCCCGCGGGCATCGTTGAGGGCATCGTACGCGGTGGACACCGCATCGGGATCATCGTCATGTGCGGCTTCGGGAAAAGCCTCGAGTGAGGAGAGGAATTCCTCGGAGCAGGCCCCGCGCAGGATCTTCACGTTGCCATGCTCGGCCTGCGAGGAGAACGGAGAGAACCGGACGACCTTGTCGCCGCTCTCGATCTTCTGCCAAATTGTGAAGCCGTCCAGCTCGCGGATGTCGTCCTCGGCCTGGGACTTCCCGGCCTGTCCGGGATCCTGGCGGATGGCGACACGGCAGGCGATCCCGTCGGCCGTCGCGGTGTTCACGATGGCGCGCTTCACCTTTCCGGCGGAGTCGCGCATGCGCAAGTCGCCGCAGATGTAATAGACACCGGCGCGGTCACGCGCGAGCTTGGCGCCAACGGTCCAGTCTGGATCGTTCGTCTCGGTCTTTGGGGTCGCCGCACGGTCCCAGCCACGCACGAGCTCGCAGCCCGGTGGCAGCATGTCGACGACCTCGCACCATTCGCGGCGAAAGAGCATGCCGGCGCGCGCGCGGATCTTCCAGTTGCCGCCGAGCAGGCGCTCGCGCTCGACACGCGGCAGGGCCTTCAGCCGGGCGAGGTACTGCGGATTGCCGGCCAGCAGAATCGGGTTGTCGTAGATCGTGCCCGGGATGAAGGTGACCGAGGTCGGGTGCGAATCCTCGCCGAACTTCGTGACGAGCTCGGCGCGGGTGTCGGCCCAGACAATGGCATCGCCATCGCGCACGAACCAGCGCGGGACGCCGGAACGCTCGAGAATGGGTAACCCGTAACGGGGATTCCTCTCGCCATCATCCAGCTTCTCCCGCTGGTCGATCCACCAGGAGAGAAACTCGGCGAGCCAGGAGTCGGCATCCGGGTTGCAGGCGCCGCGGACCTGGGCGGAGATCCCGGACATGGAACGGTTGCGGGAGAGCATGTAGAAGAACTGGTAGCGGCTGAACTGCTCCAGCTGGTCGAAGCCGATCTTCGGGATCTGCGAGGAATCCCAATCGGTGACGGTCTTGTCGTACTCGAGGTGATCGAACTTGACGTAGGAACCGGAGGGGAAGCGATGCTCCAGGAACTGATCGACGGGGTGCGGCCGAAGGTACGAGTACAGGTCCTTGCTCTCATCCCACAGGCCCCCGGGCTTTCGAATCTCTGGCGTGGTCCGCCTGAAGATGACGGCACGCATGAGCGGGTTGTCGGCATCGGAGGCGGCCCACATCAGCAGGCCGCGGGACTTGCCGCAACCGGCGGACCCGCCGTAGATCACGATGTCACATTTCGAGGAGAGGAACGCCGACTGCGGCCCCGGCTGCGGCCGCGGTGCACGGCTCGCCCGGAGCTGCTCGCGGAACCTAAGCTCCGCCGCTGCCCGCAGTTGCAGGAGTGCGAGCGGCGAGAGCGATTCGGGCGAGGAGTTCGTCGGTGGCTTCCCCGGCCCGCAGCTGCGCGAGCTCGTCGTCGGTGAGGCTTGAGACATCGATCCCTTTCACGACTTCGTGAGTGAGCTTTCCGCTCAAGCTGACGTGCTGGACATCGCGCCAGCCGAGTTGCGTCTTCGTCCAGTAGATCGCTGCTGCGGGGTTGTCGCCGGTCGAGGCCATGCGAAACAAGTTCGCCACCACCTTGGCGTTCGCCAGGTGTTTGCCCATGTCGATCTCGGTGCGGAAGTAGGTGCGCAAGGTCGTCGGCGAAATGCCAATGCGACGTCCTGGAAGGAGGGCGAAAGCCTGCGCAATCTCAGTTTCCGGCACGCCGGCGATCACCATCGCGCGCACCATGGCGCGCTGCTCCGGCGTTGCGCTGAAGCGAGGCCGACCGGCCCCGGCGCGCGCCCCGCCAACTTTGCCCTTGGGCCGCTCAATCGATGCTTCGGTGCTCATAGTGCCGGACGCTCCGCGGAATTGACCTTCTCCGCGCGCGGCTTTTACGCTGTCACGGGCGTGCCGTCAAGGAGCTGATTGAGATTCCATGCTCTTGCTGAACATCTGGGCCATCCGCAGGTGCCCGTACCTGCTGAAGTGGCATCTAGACTCGTCCGGCCGAATCCATTGAGCGGCCTCGGTGTCGGGAAGGGCCAGCATGTGGTCAAGGAGCCCGATATACAGCGCGCCGTGAATTGACGCGCTTGTGCACAGGGCATCTACGAACGGGCCAAGATGCCAAGGTCTCGGTGAAAGCGGCGGGCTTACGACACAGGCCCGGATTGATCGCGCGCGGATTTCCGTGAGAATCGCGCCAACGTTACGCGAGAACTCATCCAACGGTTCGTGGTTATGGCTCCACTGGCCGATCTGAAGCACGTACCAGCGCGGGTGCAATTCGACGGCCTGCGGAAGACGAGCGAGGCATATTGCGGCGGTCGATTTATACGTGGAGAGATTGACGCCGCTGCTGCCGGCGACCAGGTACGGCCATCCGTCCTCAGGCTTGAATCCGAAGTGAGTCGACACAGAGTCACCATCGAATACGATTTCGGGCAAGGCACCCTCTCAAGCGAAGAGCGGCGCCGGCTGCGGGGTGAACTCGATCACGCGTACAATCAGCGCACCCTTCCCGTCGGGCTCGGCAAGTTCCGCCACAAGCCGCACGACCTGGCTGTCGTTGTTGAACACGATCCCCTGCAGTGCGTCCTCGGCGACCTTCCAACAGTTCGATAGATCGATGCGGCAGCGGTTGATTGGTACGAGCTTGAGGTGAACTTCAACCGGGCCGGTGAGCGGCTGTCGCACGCCGGAAGCTTTCGCGATCCAGCCGACCTGCGACTTGTAGGACTTCGCTTCGTCCGATGGCGCCACAACCGCGCGCGTCCAGCCCTTAGGAACGAACGATCGCCAGTAGCGGTTCGAGGAGAGGGGATAGGGAAGGCGAAGTTCGATCATCGGCTCTCACGTGTCCAGCGCGTACCGATAATGCCCGAGAACACCACTCCGTTTCACCTGGCCGAAGTTCGATTCGCGCCACAGCAACATCCGCGCGTAGCTCGGCGTGATACCCAGGGCCACAGCGATCTCCTCCGGGCTCGCGGAAACCCTGTGCTCGCGGAGAAACACGTAGAGCTGATGCGCACGACTGTTCTTGTGGCAGCGGGCGTGCGGCTCGATGTCAAGCTTCGCCTCGCTCTTCGTAGCGCGCAACCTCCTCGACCGCGGCCGCGACGTTCGCATCGTAGGCTCGGCGAGCATGCGCGCGCGCCTCTTTCCCGGAACCAAGGAACGCGGAGAACGAAGCACGGATCCTCCGCTGCAGGAGCGCCGGCACGAGCCGCCAGTGATGCAGGCACATCAGCATGCCGGGCCACGTCCAGGCCTCGCACCCTCGCGCTTTGCAGTGGCCTCGACGACGGATTCCGATCATAGGTCAGGACTATCGCGCGTGCGGTTGTGATTGTCGAGGACTTATCCGAGCTTCACGCTCTCGACATCGACGGTGCGGAACACGCCCTTCGGAACATCGTCCCGCCAGTAGTTCGCGCGCAGGGTCCCGTGCTGGGCGATCTCGTGATGCGCGGACCACTTGCCGATGATCGACGCGTCCTCGGTGACGATGACGATGCGATGTTCGCCGGTCGCTGCGTTCTGCTCGTAGACGATTCGATTCGGTGCCTTCTTCGTTGCCATGCCGGTCTCCTTCTCGTTCGTGAAAGTTCAGGCGTTCACTCGCCGCAGTTCCATTGCACGTTCACCCGTCACGCTGCAGGTCTTGCGGCCGACCTCCTCGAGATCGCCGGCATCGAGCAACTCGGCGACGCGCCCGCAGATCGCATTGATCGCGATCCCGGTGCGCACGGCGAGTTCCTGCCTGGTGTAGCCGCCGTCATCGAACGCGGCGAGCACGGTTTGCTGCTGCGCGGAAAGTCGGCCGGAGGACTTCGTCTTTGCGTAGGCATCGCGGCTCGTTTCGCGAACACCTGGTGGTCATAAGCGGGTTCACGGAGGCTTTCTATGCGCCGCATTTCAGCCTCCTCTTCGGCTTGGCTGACGGCCATGTAGGCGTACTCGCGGCGAACTCTAACCCCATCAACCACCTCGAAGAACTCGCGGCGCACAAGGGTTCCGGTCAGAGACATCGACTCACTCCGGGGCGTCCAAGTCTCGGCGGATGAGGGTCCTGGTCATGACGCTCCGATCCCTGAAACGCCGGTTCTTGCCTCGTCCTCGGCCAGCAATTCTCCGAGCGACTTCCGAGGTGCGCCTCCCCCACGCATCGCTCCCTCCTTGAAAACCCAGTTCCTCCAGGTCGCCTCCCAGTCCAGTTTTGTGGCGTCTTTCCCTGGCTTCGCTTTCCAGTAATTCCTGAACATTTCCGCGACCTTGCGGCAATAGTCCGACGTCCAGGTGGGTTGCTCTGCGAGTGCCCAATCACCCCATGCCTTCGGAAGCACCCAGTCAGGCGGGAGCCTTGCGCCGCGGAGCGCCGAAGGCGCGTCTGCTGTTGACTTTGCTTTTGACTTTGACTCTGTAGTAGAAGTAGAAGAAGAAGAAGTAGAAGAAGGAGGGCCGTCTCCTTCCCGCTGGCTTGGTGTCGACTTTGGTTCGGCTATCTTGCCGTCACCAATGGTGGGGTTTGGTGTGCCGTTTGGTCCGTCACCAAACCGCGTACCTTCCCCGCGTTTGGTGCGGATATATTCATCCCGGACCATCCGGCTCGAATACCACAGCGGGCCCGATTGGGCTGGAATCAGGATCACCGGCTCACCGTCCCTTCCGGCATGACGCGGGGTGAATAGATAGGCTTCGATCTCAGTATCGGAGCCCTTCAACACGTCCTTCGAGCGAAGGGAGTTCAACAGAGCCACCTTGCAGCCAGAGGCTTGTGCCAAGTCCCGCAGCGGCCAACGCAGGATGCCGAACTCGTCCGCATCGGCGAAAAGGCACATCAGGTCGATCCAGATCCCCCGCTCGGCGTCCGTGCAGCGACGCAGCTTGGCGTTGGAACGCCAGTCGCCGTGGTAGAACTGGAACGACGGGCGACTCATTCGTCATCCTCACCAGGGACCCGTTCTCTGCGCCGCGGCTCCGCTGTCGGCAACCTGCGGCCGTAAAGTGCCTCGCGCGCCATGTTCACCTGGAGGTCAGACACCGGCTGCGGCCCGATCGGTAGCTGAAGGCCAGTCGCAGCGTCGACGTGGAAAAGCCCGGTCCCTTCCTTCTGAGCATCGAGGACCCGCTGCGCCCAGGCGCGGGAGGGCGCCTCTTTCGGGTGATCGCGCAGGAACGTCTGCAATTTCGCAATGGCTTCGCGCCCGGCCGCAGTTGCCGCAGTAGGCGCAGTCTTCAGCCATTTTCGGTAGGTGCCGTCTTCGCGCTGTGCCCGCTGGGCACGATCAATCGCCACCTGGCCAGTACAGGCGCCGACGAGTTCTGAGATCGCGGGCATCTTGTTCTTTGTGCTGATCCATACGTCCACCGCCCGTTCCACCATCGGATAAGCGAAGCCCTGCAGTGATCGGAACCAGCGCAGCACCCCGGCGCCCGAGGGTTTGCGCCGCTCGTAGGATTCGAATAGGTCTTCGATCAGGCGCTCGAATGCCGGCGAATCGTCCTTCGTCATCCCGCCAGCTCCTCGGTCCCGAGGACAAGCCGCCGCGCAATGTCGCTCCCCTCGAGATACTCCGCCGGCGGGATCTTGCGCAGCCACTCGCACGGGATCCAGCCGAACATGCGCCCGGGTGTCGGTCCAGTGATCTCCGGTACCCGGGCAAGCGCCGCGGTGCGTAACGTGAGCCCGCAGCCCATGCACACCCAGGTGTCGGCGACGACTTCGGTGACGGTTCCGAACATGTTGATTGAGCGCGTGGTCGTCTCGCAGCAGCCGCGCGCCTGGCGAACAAGATCGTTCCGGGCGATGGGCTCGGTCATCCCGGCTCCGTAGTGCTATGCTCGATCCCCGCGCATGTCATGACCAAAGGGAGACGCTGATGGAGGCCGACTGGACCAAGCTCTTCGCGCATCTGGTCGTCATGCACCGCTGGCTCGTGAATCTCGTGGCCGCGCAGCTCGCGCCCACGAAGGCAACGGAAGCAGAACTGCGCGCGATGCTGATGCAGCCGACACGCACGCTGGAACTGCTGCGCTTCCCTGGGTTGAGCCCAGAACAGACCGAGCTCCTTGTGAAAGAATCCGGTATCGTGTTCGAGCAGTTCGCCGAATCGGTGCTGAACACCGTTCGGCAGATGCGGGCCGCCACACCGAGAAAGCCGGAGTGATGCCTGACGCTGGCTGAATAAGATGCGGATCATTTGCTCGCGCTCCTTCCTACAACCCGCTTCGCTTCCGCTGCCAGCGTTCCGTCCGCCTCCAGGATGAGGGCAAGCGGAAATAGCGGCATCGTGTGCACGCAGCGGGATTCGCTCGCGCGCCTCAGCCGGCCGATGCGCAGGAAGAAGATTGCGCGGGCGCGGCGGCTGGAATTCGTCGTCATTTGCCGCCGTCCTCCCTACGGTTCCCTGATGCTCCCTCCGCAATCCCTGGCTCTCCCTCGCTGCGCAAAAGCGAGTCGGCTACCTTGGCGACCTGCAGCTTACGGAGGGCCCATTCATGGAGAACGCCGCGAGCGATTGCCGATTGATCTTCGCCGGTGACGCGATGCTCGGCTTCGAGCACGCAGTAGGTCTCGATGGTGATCTTGCCGCGGAAGTCGCGCAGATCAGCGGCCATGCTCAGGCCGCGCTACCGCGCGTTTCGTCGATGCCGAAAGTGCGTCTCTCGATCTGCTCGTGGTTGATCGCGAGTCGTCCGCCGTACTTCACCCAGCCGATGCGCACAAAGCCGAACGGCAGATGGATTTCGATGTTCGGCAAGGACGGGCAGACATGAGCGCCGAGACTGATGCAGTCCCATCCGACGAAGTAGAAGTAGGCGACGAAACGGCGGCGCAGGGTCATGCGACCCGCTCCCTTTCGCGCGGATTCGACCGAAAGTGGTCGGCGAGTCGCTGGATGCGGTTCACGCCCGGGTCAGGGATTCGATCCTGCGCAAGCTTGGTGAGCCATGAGTAGTACGAGGCCCAGGCATCCGGCTCGAGTTCCTTGGAGAGTTGGATCCATGTCCCCTTGCGCGCCTGCAGCTCGTCCAAGACGAATTCGAGAATCGGCATATCCATGATGGAAACGTTAGCAGAACTTTGCTACGAACGCAAGCAACACTTTGCTATCGAGCGCCATTATCCTGATTCCATGACGAACAAGACGCCGGCGCGAGTCGTATTGAGGCAAAATCTCGATACTTTGATGCAGCGTTCGATTGATCTGGACACGCAGCCGAAACTCGCAAAAAGGGCGGGCGTTTCGCAAAGGACCGTCAGCAATCTCCTGCGTGAGGCGGGGCCGAAAGAGAAAGGCCCTAGGCTCGATGTGGTTGAAAAGATCGCCCGGGCCTTCGGGCTTTCGACCTGGCAGCTGCTGTTGGACCCGAAGGCTGTCGGAGAGGATCTTGCGACCCTACTACTCAGGCCCGCAGTGCGGGGATCGAGGCGCAGGCGCGGCCGGAATCACCGTGAGGATGAGGAGTGGAGCGGAGAAGAAAGGCGGGGCACAGGCGCGGACAAGTAGCCATCCTGATCGTCCTCGCGTTGGAATTGACGTTCCCTCCCCAGCTGTTCGCCGCAACGCCCCGCACCACCGTGGCGAAACACGCCTTCAGATCGTCCCATCCCTGCCCATCTACCGGGCGCGCCCACGGCCCATGCCCTGGATACGTTGTCGATCACATCATTCCACTCTGCCTCGACGGGCCCGACCGCCCGGAGAACATGCAGTGGCAGAGAATCGCGGACGCAAAGGCGAAGGATCGCGTCGAAAAAACGCAGTGCCGAGCACGTCAAATTAAACCCTGAAGCCAGCTGAAAAACGCCTACCAGCGTGATATTTCGTTTTCGGCAAGCAAAGTTTTGCTTGCGCTTATAGCAAATGTTTGCTATATATCTCCCAAGCCCCACCCCGGGGCGGTTCGAGGGAGAGCCGAATGAGCAAACCGAAAGTTGGCCAGCGCGTCGCGGTCCAGGTCTATCACTCGCGCACCGGGAAAGTCGAAATCGAGAACGGCACCGTTGAAGCCGTCACCGGGGCGCTGGACCGTCCGTACCGCGTCGACGTGCGGCCCGATCAGCCAGGACGCTTTTGGCAGGGCTGCGCGCCCGAGTGCGTCGAGCCCGTGAGCGCCGCATGAGCTACCAGCAGACGATCCGCGCCCTGCTCGCCGAGTCGGGCCACATCGGCAAGTACGATCCCCGTCACATCGAGGCTTACATGCGTCTCGAGCACCCGACGCTCGACGGCCTCTCGCTCGCCCAATTCAAGCGCGAGGTCGCGGTGTGCGCCGAGTGCGTCGACGCCGGCGGGATCGATGCTGCCGAGCGCAACGCGCGCTCCTACGGGCTCTGACCATGACCTCCCCAGCCACCCTAGCCCGCGACCTCACCCTGCGCCTGTTCATCCTCGAAGCCGCGCACGCCACTGCGGACGATCCGATCTCCCCCGACGTGCTCGAACTCCTGCGCGACATGGCCGGCACCCTCTGCGCCCTGACCGGCGCCGATCCGACCGAGTGCGCGAACGGTGCGCGCGACGAGATCGCTGCGAGCCTGGAGGCGGCGCGGGCGGTGCAGAAGGCGAGGGCGATATGAAACTGCCGGATGAAATCAAAGCGGAAATTGAAGTGGCCATGCTTCCTGGCGATCGGCCACTAGTCAATTATGTAATCCAGAATGTCGTCCGACATTGCGCGAAACTCGCCAAGCAACACGACGCGCTCGGCAAGACTGACGAAGCCATCCTCCGCGAATTCGGCCTGGAGTAGCTATGGAAACCGTCTCGTCCTGCCTCCCCGTCGAACTCGCCCTGTCTCAATATCAGGCGCTCGAAGACGCCGCCCGCATTCACCAGATCGAGCATCAGCGCCGCGTCGCCGAGGCCCGCGACCGTCTGCGTGATCCCAGCGCGTTGCTCGATCAGTTGAGCGACCGTGCGGCGGTTGAACTGTTGGGCGAACTGTTGACGATTCTTGCCGACAGCGCGGATGACAAGCTCGGGCGGGAGCGCGATTTGTGGCGAAAAGAGATCGACCGGCTCGCGGAGATCGAGGCCGAGCGCATGGAAAGGGAGGGCGAATGATCCGCTTCGTTATTCCGTTTCTACTGGTAGCTATCTTCGCGTGGGTCATGCTCTATGGCCTCAAGCCCAGGCTGCGACATCAGACCTGGAGAAATGTTCGACACGCCGTCCTCGCAGTGTCAATTGCGTTCGGCGTGATTGTAGCGGTCTTTGCAATCTTTTCCCTCATAGGAGCACTTCCAAATGGATAGTCCCATCAAGCTCGCCATCAGCGGGGTCGTCGCAGTCATCGTTCTGATCTTTGTGTGGACCTTCTGGCCGCTGGTCAGCATTCCAGCCGGGCATCAGGGCGTCGTGACGATCTTCGGCAAGGTGCAGCCGGAATCGCTCTCGGCGGGCCTGCACACCGTCAATCCAATGGCGCACGTTCACGACATCAACACGCAGGTGCAGAAGATGGAGGTCAAAGGCGCCCGCGCATGGTTCGCGCGAGAGGGTGCGGGCGTGGATTGAGCGGCATCGGCGCGGGCAAGAACTCGAAGTAAAAGCGATCTACGACACCGACCCTCAGGCGAGCGCGGAATGAACGCCCCCGCGACCCTGCCGGTTAAGATGAAAATCTGTCCACAGTGCAGACACATTTCGCACGGGCCAGCGATCCCGAAGCCGCCGATCTGCTTGCACCAGCAAGCTCGCCGCCCATCGCTGCGCTACATCACCGTCGGTCTAGGCGAACCCTATGAACGGATGTCGTGCGAGGTGATGCGAGACACGCTTTGCGGGCGCGAGGGGAAGCTGTTCGAGCCAAAGACGAGTGAAATGGAGAAATCAGCATGAACGAAGTAATCGAACGCGATGCGCCGCCCGCTGGGCAAAATACCGCCGTCGCTACCACCGAAGCCGTCAGCTTTATCCAGATGATCGAGCGCGCCAGTCGTGACCCGGCCGTTGACATCGACAAGATGGAGCGCCTGATGCAGATGCACGAGCGCATGCTCAACCGGCAGGCTCAGGCCGCATTCGATGCCGCATTCGCCGAAATGCAGACCGAACTTCCGCAGATGCCGGAGCGCGGCAAGATCAAGAACAAGGCGGGCGGCACGCAGAGCACCTACGCGCTGTGGGAGGACATCAACGACATCCTGAAGCCGATCCTTTCCAAGCACGGCTTTTCGCTGTCCTTCAAGATCAGCAATCGGGACAAATTCAGCGTCGTGACCGGGACGCTCGCCCACAGCGCCGGGCACAGGGAAACCAGCACGTTTGAATTGCCGGTCGATATTTCCGGCAGCAAGAACGAAGTCCAGGGCCTTGGGTCGAGCACGTCCTACGGCAAGCGGTACGTCGCCGGAGCGCTGCTGAACCTGACAAGTCGCGGAGAGGACAACGACGGCGCAGGCGGCAAGGGCATCAGCGCCGAAGACAAGGCGGCATGGCTCGGTCAGATCGAAGCCTGCGAAACGCTTGGGCAAACCGAGAGTCTCTGGGCCGATATTGCGAAGGCCACGGCTGCGGCGGGCGACGTGCCAACGCACGAGGAACTGCACGCCGCCATGGCGCTGCGCCGCCGGGCGCTCAGGGGAGCGAAGTGAACCTGCTTGACGAGATCATCGAGGCCGAAGCCCGCCGCTCTGGAACGCAATTCCGCGCCGATGCCGCCCCCGGCGACCAGGACAGCATCGAGTGGCTGTACGAGCGCACCGGCTTCTGCACGGCATCGCGCTTCAAGGACGTGCTGGCTGTCGTGCAGGCCAAGGGAAAGGAGGCTGCGGCACGCCGAAACTACCGCATCGAAACCGCCGTTTCCAGACTCACGGAGCGTCCGCAGGATCATTTCGTCAGCTACGAAATGCAGTGGGGCATCGAGCACGAGGCCGAAGCCCGCATGGCCTACGAGGCGCACGCGGCCGTCATGGTCGATCAGGTCGGCTTCATCCGGCACCAGATGATCGAATGGTGCGGCGGCTCGCCGGACGGCCTGATCGGCGAAGATGGCGGCATCGAGATCAAATGCCCGACCACGCCGACGCACGTTACCACGCTGATGAGCAAGGTCTGCGAGCATCTGCCGCAGATTCAGGGCCTCATGTGGATCACGGGCCGGTCGTGGTGGGATTTCATTTCTTGGGACCCGCGCATGCCGCCAGGGCTGAAACTCTACGTGCAGCGGATCGAGCGCGACGACAAATACATCGCCGCACTCGCGGCAGAAGTCGAGAGGTTCCTAGACGAAGTTGCTGAGCAAGTCACCGCACTGCATCGCATGGCGGCGACGCAAGAGGTCATGCGGCAGTCCACCACCTCCGCAGCCCAGCCCGAACCCTCCGGGGCCCCTCCCTCTCCGGACGCGCCCGCAAAGGACGCAGAGGCTGGTGCTGCGGAGTCTCGCGCGGCGGATCGGGACGTCGCCCTCCAGGAAGCCATCGACGGTCTCGCCAAGCACAAGTCCATCGAGACGCTCGCCCTCTACGGCGACAGCCTGGACCTCTGGATTCGCGAGGATCAGCGGTTCATGAAGGCCATGCGGGATCGGCTGGCTGAGATCGGGAAAGCGAAGAAATGACGCTCACCGGGCGCCCTCGCGGTCTTTCAATCCAGGTCGACGATCTGGAGCCGCGAGGTCGCCCTATTCGAAGAACGGAGGAAACATGGCAACGAAACGGCTCTACAAACTGACGGTCACGGCGCACGGCAAGGCCACCGATCGGCTGATCCACGCACCGAACGCGGCGCAGGCCGTGAGGAAAGCGGTCGAGGACACCATCAAGGTGAGCGTCCCGGATTCGATGGAGGTCGCGCGGCTGGTCGGGGCGGGCGTGAAGGTCGAGGAGACGGGGGGGTGACCAGGCCGCCGATCCTTCGCCTCCATATCGACGAGCTGATCGTCGACAGCTTCGCCGGCGGCGGCGGCGCCTCACTCGGGATCGAAATGGCTCTCGGCCGGTCACCCGACATCGCGATCAACCATGATGCCGAAGCGCTCGCCATGCATGCCGTCAACCATCCGAATTCGTTGCATCTGTGCGAGGACGTGTGGAAGGTCGACCCGAAGGCGGTCACCGCCGGGCGCCGCGTCGGGTTGATGTGGCTCTCGCCCGACTGCAAGCACTTCTCCAAGGCGAAGGGCGGCAAGCCGGTGTCGAAGAAGATTCGCGGCCTAGCCTGGGTGGCGGTGCGGTGGGCGAGAGAGGTCAAGCCCCGCGTCATCGTGCTGGAGAACGTCGAGGAATTCAGGGATTGGGGCCCGCTCCTGGAGGACGGCCGTCCGTGCCCGGTGCGCCGTGGCTTCACCTTCCGCCGGTTCGTGCGCCAGTTGGAGAACTGCGGGTACGTGGTCGACGATGCGCAACTCCGCGCCTGCGACTTCGGCGCGCCGACGACGCGCAAGCGCCTGTTCCTGGTCGCGCGCTGCGACGGCGTGCCGATCGCATGGCCAAAGCCGACGCACGGGCCCGGGCGGGCGCTTCCGTGGCGCACCGCTGCGGAGTGCATCGAGTGGTCGCACCCATGCCCGTCGATCTTCGAGCGCAAGCGTCCGCTCGCCGATAACACGCTGCGACGCATCGCGCGCGGTCTCAAGCGCTACGTGATCGACTCGCCGAATCCGTTCATCGTGCCGCTCACCCATCAAGGCGACGTGCGCGTGCATGGCCTGGACGAACCGCTGCCGACTATCACAGGGGCGCATCGCGGCGAGCATGCGCTCGTGACTCCATTCATCGCCGGCTACCACTCTCCGAAACGCGAGAGCGATCATCGCACCCTGCCAGTCACCGAACCACTACGGACTCAGACGGTCGAGAATCGGTATGCCGTTGTCTCGCCAACGCTGATCCAAACCGGCTACGGCGAGCGCATAGGACAAGCGCCGCGCTCGCTCGATCTGTTCGCGCCGCTCGGCACCGTGGTCGCGCAAGGGCGGAAGCACGCCCTGGTGTCGGCCTTCCTCGCCAAGCACTACGGCGGGCACGAGGGACCCGGGACACCGCTCGACGTATCGATCGACACCATCACCGCGCAGGACCACCACGCCATCGTTTCCTCGCACCTGATCAAGTTCAAGGGCACGTCACCAGACGGCCAGCCGGTCACGGAACCGCTACACACGATCCAGGCAGGAGGCTGGCACTACGGCGAGGTCCGCGCCTTTCTGCTCAAGTATTACGGCACCGATCAGGACCCGCAGCT